CTGCGGAAAGGATCGGCTGATGGCCTGCCGATCGGTCCGCAGCTTATCCGATGCCTTCACCATCTCTTCGTCGCTGCTGATCTCCGGACCGCCGGGTATATGGTTCATAAACCAGGCCGTTTCGGGATCGTCGATATTGACCCCATAATTTTGGAATGCCTGGGTCAGATTGCGGCGCTGCCGTGCCTTCTCCAGCCACTCCTGCTGATCCTTCTGGACGTTCTCTACCAGGCTGGTCAGGCCGGGAAAACGCTCTTCGATCTCCGCGCCCTGCCGCTGCCCTCGGACCGCCCGCGGACCATTGACCAGGGCGTTGCGCTGCTCCATGATGGTCATGTCGGCATGATCGTGCCGAGCATCGTTGATGCCACGATACAGCGGATTGCCGATGATCCGCCGTCCCTCGGTTTCCAGCTGCGCCGCGCTGGTTCCGGGAATGCCGCCCCGGTCGATATCAGGATTGTACTGCCCGCCAAAGCGGCCGCGGGTCGACTGAAAGCCCGTCGCCTCCATGGCCTCTGCTTCGTCGTACCTCCCCTGCTCCTGCAGGCTGCTGATCTGCCGCCGCCAGGCATCCTTTTCCTGATAGATCCGGGTCTTGCCCCGGCCGGTCTGTGCGTTGCGCGCCGCAACGGCGGCCGGCGTGGCCCATTCCTCTACCGACTTGGCATTGATCAGCCGGCTTGCCACTTCCGCCGGGCTGCCGTCCAGCAGCCCATAGTTGTCTTCTGGGTGGCGGAGATTGTGATGGCTGAATTTCGCCAGCGAGGCTGCGGCATCGGCTGCCGTATCGAATTTCCCGTGCCCGCTGATTTCGACGAAGGCGGCTGCCTTGACCGAATTCGTAATCTCGGCATCGGTCATGCCCGACTGCTTGCCCTTCAGCACGGCATAATTGACCCGCTCGACATCGATGCCCGTATGCTTGGACAGTTCGGCGGCCATCAGCAGTGCATTGCCGCCCTGACCCAGCATGGCGCCCAGCTGGCTGCCATTTTTATTCAGATAGGCGGCCCCGCCCTCTCCCTGTCGGTTCCGCGCTCCGCCGATGACGTCATGCGCGCGAAGCATCGCGTCGCCCAGGCTCTTTATCTCTTCGATGGCGCCACCGAATACCTGCTTGGATGTCTCGCCGAGGAAATTAAACGCTTCCTTGATACCCTCGACGGCAAACAGGATCGGGCCGAATTCCGACACCATGTCGCGCATCAGATGGCCGATCTCCGGCGCGCTGCGCCGCAGTTCTCCGCCCAGTTCCTTAAACTTATGCATGGCCCGCTCGGTATTTTCGCCGGTCTGCTGCAGGCTCTGCACCATTTCCTTCTGGCCCTGGACGTGCTGCTGTGCGCCCTGGTAGGATTGCGTCACGGCTCCGTGGAAGTCCCTCAGCTTCCGGGTCGATTCCTCGACTCCGGGAGTGATAACGGGGAGCTCCATCGGCTGGTCAACCACGGGGCACCATTCTCAGCGGCGCTCGGCCGCTACTGATCGCCCACATGGCTAGGCGATCGATTTCGCAGGGTGTAAGGGGGAGGTCGGCATAGCCGGCTGCGACGAGGGAGAACTGCCTCCATCGTCGCTGCAGGCTTTTGGGTCGCAGCCCCATATCTTTTCCATACATCGCATCATGTCCAGATCCGATAGGCAGATCAGATCGCTGGCCAGCTCATGGGTCAGATGGTAGCACTGGCTGATGCATGCATACAGGGTGGCCAGCAGATCGACCATCCGGCAGTCGTACTGGATTCGCATCCGGCCCGCGTCATCGATCACCCGGCAGTCTGCCCATAGCTGCAGGGCCATCAGGGCCCACTTGCTCACATGGGTCCCGTAGCCACCGCCGCCTGGCGTGAAGATCGCGCGCCGCGGGCTGCGCTTTACAAGCGGAAGTAGCAGCGTCGAGCCATCCTCCAGACTGATCGGCTCAGATTCTGGCCGATCCTTGCGTACCAGCGTCGCCAATGGTGGCAGGTCCGTCGGGTTCGGTGCATAGCCCCAGCCCTCCTGGGTCGTGCGCGTGATCTTGGCCAGCGCCTTGTCCCATCCGACCTGACTGACGATGCTGCCCCCCTTCCCATCGTTGAGCATCCGCCAGCCACCCATGCCGCTGAGGCGGGAGGTCTTGACGAAGGTCGGCGCCTCACTGAAGGGCACGCTGGGGAGGTAGTAGCCGATCATGGCCGGCTCAGGTAATGATCTCTTCGAGCAACGTCTGATCACCGTTGCCGTCGTAGACATCGAAGGTCAGATTGATCGTCGGATTGCCTTCGTTACTAAATCCCTCGCTGATGCTCTCCAGATAGGCCGATCCGGTGCTGGCCGCAGCCGGGATGTTGAGCGTTGCATTACCACCGCCCACATCGCCGCTGCCCGCTGCCTGCTGGACGATTGGGAAGCTGAGCTTACCGATCATGGCTGGCTGCAGCGCCATATAGTTGCCATTTTGCTGCATCGTGACCGTGACGGTGCGGGTGAAGGCCTCGCCGTAGATCATGTTATAGGCCAGGCTGCCATCTGCGCGGGTGCGGCTCTTGCTCGCGCCCTTCTGGACCTTGACCTCCAGCAGGCTGGTCAGCGGGATGGCTCCGAAGACGCCAGTAGTCGTCTTGTAGATGATTCCGGGGGCGGGCATGGCGGTCGCTCCTGGGCCGGATTAAGGGCCAAAGGGGGCAGGGTGGATGCGGGCATGATGGCAAGTTTCCGATCGGACGCAACCTGGCTCAGATGCTCAGATGCTCAGCCCAAAGCTAACCCGGCCTTCGCCGATCGCCTGGTTGATGAAATTCTGTCCGACCTGCCGGACGTCGGCCAGGTCCTCGTCGTTGGGCTTGAGAAAATTTCGCTGGGGCGGCCGGCCCGGCTTCGTGCCGCCGCTAACATGCCAGTGTGCGTAGTCGGGCACCAGCCAGCGGATCAGTACCGACTCCGGCCCGGTCCGTTCGATGAATGCCGTAGTCAGGATCGCATTGCGCAGGGCACCGCTGCGGACAAGGACCGGCAGGGTGCCGGCCCCCAGGCTGACCGCCGCGCGGGTCGTCACCCAGCCCTTCCGGCTCGCCGCTTCGTTCGATGCCTTGCCGCCCCCCAGCCGACCCAGCAGGGTCGCGGCCGACAGTTCGGGCCAGCCGTAGCGGGCTACGTTGTCGGCCATGAAATGGCGGTCGATGATCGGCCGGGCCCGCCACTTGGTCGTCGCGTAGGCCTCGGCGCAGACGGTCGGCAGCGCCTCCAGGGCCTTCATCGCGCCTTCGATGCGGCTCAGGGCTTGCCGCCATCCCTTCAGTTCATCGGACATCGGGATCTGCCTGCAGCAGCATCCGCGCATATTCGCGCGCGTCCTGCGTGCTGAGTTCGGGCTTGGCCTTCTGGATCATCAGCACCGTCTCGCCCATCTGCTCCAGACGGGTCAGGTCCCGGGATTTCAGCGATGCCAGGAAGCGTCGCCATCCCTCCAGATTCTCGTCCAGATAGGTCGCATAATGGGCGCCCGTGCTGGCCGCCTGCTTGTCGCTTACCGGCAGGATACTGGCCGCCTGGGTCTCGGGCTTGGCCCGGTAGGTGACGAAGCACCGGCAGCCGTAGTCCAGCGGTGGCGCGGGCGCGTCTGGGTCGCCCGGTGCCCAGACGGTGCCGTCCAGGGCCTCATGCGATGGCCGGACCCGATCGTCCTCCTGGGTATGGAATTCCACCAGCACCTGATCGGGGTCCAGCGTGCCTCGGTCGGCCAGGTCGGCCTTGGATTCGTCGGTCAGCTTCTCGGCCGCATTGATCAGGAAGTCGAAATTGATACCCATCAGCGCCCCACACCGGTCAGCGCGCGGGTGATCGTATCGCTCGCCTGCCCGGCGCCGGCCAGGAAGGCCTGACGGGCCTGCTGATCGAGCTTTCCGCCCAGCTGTGCCGCCACGGTGCCGAGCTGTCCGACTACGGCATCGCCGGCCGTTGTGACGAGGCAGAGACCCAGCGCGCCGCTGATGTCGTATCGCAGCATATTGGTCAGCCAGACGATCATTTCCGCCTTCGTGTGGCCCATCAGGTTGCAGCGCGCCAGGCCGGTCCGCACATCATCGGTCAGCCGGACGGTCGCCTTCGGGCCACCCTCCGCCTCGAGGATCTGCGTATCACCCTCGGCCTTGATCGTCCAGCCCAGTTCCAGCCAGCCCTGCATGGCATCGTCCAGCCAGACGGCGAAGCGGCGCAGATCCTTCTCTATGGCGGCCAGGACGGCACTGTCGACCCGGAGGGCCCGCATCTCCGCCGCGCTGGTCTGCAGACTGTCGGCTGCCCGGATCTTCTGCGCAATGGTCAGTGCCTTGCGGGCTGCGGCGATGGTCGTGCCGCTGATCGACTGCTCGCCATGATCGCGGGCCGCTGCGCAGATCCGCGCCATGGCCTTATCCTCGCGGGCGCGCAGCTGGTCGCGCAATTCGGCCGGCGTGGCCACGGCCTAGCTCCGATAGGCCCGGCGGCTCACGCAATCATTCTCCGTCGTCTTCTCCAGCGGAGTCCACCAGCGGCATAGCCGCAGCTCGCTGACGATGCGCTCTTGCCTGCCGTACTGCTCCAGCGCATGCTCCCACCGTTTCGCCATCGTGCTGACGAAATCCCAGACCTGCATGCCCTGGCTGTAGATCTGCGTACCGAGGATCGCCGAGGCGCCATCTATCAGGCAGGTCGCCAGACTGAGCAGCGACTTGTTGTTCATCGGATTTACCGCCTTTTGTCCATACGTCGGGTCTGAGAAATTGACATCGAAGCTGACATATACGACCTGATCTTGCGACATTGGCGCCACGGGGCTGAGGATCTGGCCCGCGCCGGTATTGGTGTCCCAGCTGAATTGGTCGATCTGCAGTTCGAACAGATGATAATTTCCACCCGACCAGGCCGAGTCGTCCCAGGTTGCCGCGCCCATATATGCCGAATTCGTGCCCCAGCTGGTGCCGACTTCGCTCCGCTTCCGTGGCTCTAATTGGAACATGATCGGCGAGCCGTACCACAGCGACATGCTGGCGGGCACGATGGGCAGGAAGGCCGGCGGGATCTGAAAGGCCGTCTGCCCCGTGAAGGCACGGGGCACCACACAGAGCAGCTTCGGATTGATCAGTTGGCGGAAGACCTCGGGGCCAAGCGCAGCCTCCAACGCGCTTTCGCACAGATCCATGACGGCTTCGATGGCCTGCAGGCCACCGAATTCTGATGGCAACGGCACATATGAGCCGTTGCTGTATCGCCGGATCACGTCCTGCGGTGTGGCACCGAACCAGTTGTAATTGCCCATCAGAGCCCTTTACGGGGCAGGGGGTGCGGTCGTTGAGGAAGGCGCCCCGGGCGCGGCAGGCACCGCCTTGACGGGTGCGCCCGGGGCAGAGGGAGCCTGGATGGTCGCGGTCTGGATCGCCTGCAGGAAGACCGGCATATCGGCCTGCACGGCCTTGATGGCATCCTGGCTGGCGGCTGGCAGCTGCGCCACCGCAGTGGCGATCGCCGCGCCGACGATCGGATTCGCGGCCGCCTGATTGAGCTTCGACAGCAGCCCGGTCAGCGCCTGTGTGTGGGCCTCGGATTCCGCATCCTCAGCCAATCCGGCCCGGCTGGTCAGCAGCCAGTAGATCCCATCGACCACATGGTCGAACAGGGCAATCGCGTTGCCGATCGCCGGACTGCGCCTGGCCAGCGCCGGCTGCACGGTCTTGCCAAGCGCCAGCAGGACGCCCAGGCCGGTGATGATCCACGGCAGCGCGGTCAGCAGGACGGCCTGCAGATGCGCGATCCATGACAGGCTAGACTCGGCCCGGATCGGCGCATCATCGCACCATGCCGCATCGCCGAGGAGGCAGAGAAGCGCAAGGACGGGTAGCTTGGCCAGTGCGGGCGCGATGGCCTGTTGGACCAGGCCGACACCGGCCACTGCGGTCGCATTCGCATCCGCCGCCTGCGCGGCCGGGAGTGAGCGCAGTTCAGCGGCGAGCAGCGCGGCCGCGGCGGCTGCCTCGGGGCTCAGCGCCGGACTGACCGCCGCCGCACCGGCTGCCGCCAACCCAGGGATGACGCCAGCGGCCAGATTCTCCAGACTGCCGATCAGCAGCTGGAGCTCGGACGGTGCGGCGCTGAGCGCCGCCGCATCGGTGGCGACAGCCTGATCGAGGGCGGAGGGGATGACCGGCGAACCGGCGGCAGGGGTGGTCATGGCTGATCCTATGGGCTCGGGGTGGCGGGGGTGATCGGCACGGGTGAGCCGGCCGGATGAAGCGGCACACCGATCTGCGCGCTGGCGCTCTCAAACGCGATGCAGAGCGCAGTCTGCGTCGGGCCGGCCGGGACCTCATGCAGGGCCACCTGTTCGCCATCGGCCAACAGCTTGCCGGTCTGGGTCTGGGTCGGCGCGCTGATGACCTGGCAGCCGGTCAGGGCGAAGCCGCAAAGGATCAGGATGGAAAGGCGCATCGTGTGTCCTTAGGCGGTATGCGTTTGGAACGAGCCGCCGACATTCGGCAGCGGTGTGCGGTGAGCATGCGGAGGCGTGGCGTCAAAACAAGGGCGCTCGCGCATGACCGACACGATTTGCGAACAGGCCCGCTCCAACGATTCGTTGGACTTCGTATTGGCATTCAACGCCACACTGTTGCGCTCCAGCACGATGGCGATGCGGGCCGTCTGATTCTTCGATTCGCGCGTGCTCTCTTCGCGCTGGTCGTGACATCGCTTCAGTTCTTCGATGATCCGGCGCTTATCGTCCTTTTCCTCGCGCATCGCCTTCAGCATCTGCCGGACATACCAGCGCACCAGGAAGGCGATCAGGGCAAGCAAAACCCCGGAGAATCCCAGGGCTTTATACATTGCCGGCAGGGCGTCGAGCCATTCGGACATGACAGATACTCTCCGATCTTATTGATAGGTCGGTTCAATGATGTATTCATTGATCGACACCGGGATGGTGGGGAAGGCATCGACGGTCGTCGCTAGAAATGAGGCACTGAATAGGACGCCCGGCGGGCTGAATGATCCACTGGGTACCGCTGACGTGACGGCTCCCTGCAGGTAGGTGCCGGACGAATCTGATATCGATATGATCATCTGCGAGCCCACATCGCTGGCCAGCAGCGTATAGGCAGAGCTGAAGGTGCCGGAGAAGACTCCGGGGGTTGACGTAGCCGATACGGCAATGCTGGCGACCTTCGTCGCCACGCTGTTCCACAGCGAACAGTCGACCGTCTCGGCGGGCCCCGACCAGTAGAACCTGATGCCCTTGATAACGCCCAGCTGCGAGGGGATGAAGGCGCGGCCCGTCGTGCCCGTCCCGGCGCTGCTCGCAGATGAGAGGTCCAGGTTGCAGGGAGAGAACTGCAGCACGTTGCCGCTGCCGCCGCCGCTCGATGCGATCGTTATATTCGTGCCTGATGGCGTCACGGTGATGTTTGATCCGGCGACGATCGTCAGACCGCCGGTCAGGCTATTAAGCGATGAGACCCCGCCGCCGCCGCCGGTCTGCCAGGTCGGCAGCGCGCTGGCCCCATTGGACGTCAGCACCTGGCCGCTGGTGCCCAGCCCGCTGATCGACTGCACCGCTCCGGTGCTGGTCGTCCCGCCGGCCAGCAGGCTGTAGGCCGTCAGGCTCGTCTGCCCGCTGCCGCCATTGGCGACCGGCAGGGCCGAGCCGCTGAGGCTGACCGCCAGCGTGCCGCTGGTCGTGATCGGTGAGCCGCTGACGCTCAGGAAGGCCGGGACGGTGGCCGCAACGCTCGTCACCGTTCCGGTACCGCTCACGGTCTGCCAGGTCGGCAGCGCCGAGGCGCCATTGGACGTCAGAATCTGGCCGGTCGTGCCCGTGCCGGCATTCTGCCATGCTCCCGTACCGGTCGTGCCGGCAACAATCGTCCCGTAGGCCGTCGAGGTCGTCAGGCCCGTGCCGCCATTGGCGACCGGGAGGGCGGTCCCGCTCAGACTGATGGCCAGCGTGCCGCTGGTCGTAATCGGCGAGCCGGCGACCGACAGGAAGCTGGGCACCGATGCGGCCACGCTGGTGACCGTGCCGCTACCGCTCGGGGCAGCCTGCCAGCTGGGCAGCGCGCCGGATCCGTTTGACGTGAGGATCTGGCCGCTCGTACCCAGGCCGCTGACCTGCTGAAAGGCGCCCGTGCTGGTCGTCCCGCCTGCCATCAGGGCATAGGGCGTATCGGTCACAATCCCCGTCCCACCGCTGCTGACCGGCAGCGCCGATCCGCTGAGCGTCAGGGCCAGCGTGCCGCTGGTTGTGATCGGCGAACCGGCGACGCTGAGAAATGATGGCACGGTCTGGCTGACGCTCGTCACCGTGCCGGAGCCGCTGCCGCTTGCCGCAATGGTGATGGCGCCGGCCGCATTCGTCACCGTTATGCCACTGCCGGCCGTCAGCGTAGCCAGACTGTAGCCGCTTCCGTTGCCGATCGGCAGAGACCCATTGGCCGCGCTGCTCCCATTCAGCCCCGTTCCACCGTACTGCGCCGACAGGGTGCCGCTGGTGATCTGGCTGGCCGGCAGGCCGGGCACATCGGCCGCAAGCAAGGCGCGGAAGGTGGGCGTCGTGGCGCTGCCGCTCGACGGGCCGGCGAAGACACTGTTGGCCACCTGATTGCCCGGGCTGCTCGCTACCGTGACGGTCCCACTGCCATTCGTGACGCTGATACCGCTGCCGGCCGTCAGCGTCGTGGCCACCAGGCTGCCGCTGGACGTCTGGCCGACGAGCAGCTGGCCGTCCGTATAGGATGACTGTCCGGTGCCGCCGCGCGCCACGGCCAGCGTCCCGCTGGTGACCTGGCTGGCCGGAATGGCGATGGTCGTCTGCGTCGCGCTGGTGGCCCGCCCCTTCGCGTCATAGGTGACGGTCGGTACCGCGATCGCGCTCCCATAGGTGCCCGAGCTGACGCCCGATGCGCCGAGGGTCGCGGTCGTGCCGCTGGTCGTCAGGTCACCGGTCAGCGCCGGCAGCTCAAGCAGCCAGGCCGATCCGTTGTCGTACCAGATCTTTCCCGTATCGCTGGCGAAGTAGATCCGCCCGACGATCGAGGCGCTGGGTCTGGAGCCGTCCAGTCCGGTCAGCATAACCGGCGCCCCGCCGCCATTCTGGACAGCATCCGTGATGCCGAATCCGCCCAGGGTCGTCGGATTCGTGCCGGCTGTCACAATTCCCTGCGCGTTGACTGTCGCACTTTTATACGTGCCGGCCGTGACTCCGCTGGTCGGCAGATCTGAATTGAGCAGACTTGCAACGCTGACCGTCCCGCCGCTGCTCGTCTGCTTCAGCAGCTGGCCGGTGCCGCCCGTGCCGCTCAGATTCGCGCCCGTCCCACCGTTGGCCAGCGGGACGATACCGGAAAGCGTTGTGGCGCTGGCAGTTATTGCGACATTACCGGCAGCTGTCAGCCGCCCCTTCGCGTCGACGGTCAGCTGGGCAACCTGCGTGGCCGAGCCGAACGTACCGGCTCCGACCCCGCTGGCCGCAAGCGTGGCGGTCGTGCCGCTGGTCGTCAGATCGCCAGATAGCGATGGCAACAGCAGCGACCAGGCCGAGCCGCTATCCAGATAGAGCGCGCCCGTGTCGGTGCTGACGTAGATCCGGCCAGCGATCGACGCACTGGGCCGCGCGCTGAATAGTCCGCTGAGCAGCCCTGGGGCGTTGCCGTAGTTGTGCATCCCATCCGTGATCCCATAGCCGCTGAGCGTCGATGGTGTGGCGCCGGCCGTCACCCGCCCCTTCGCGTCGGTCGTTACCTGCGTATAGGTGCCGGCCGTGCCGACGCTCGCCAGCGTGCCGGCACCGCTGCTGGCCAGCGTCAGATCGCCGCTGACCGGCACGCTGGCCCACTGCGTACCGTTGGCCACCATCAGGTGACCGGTCGTCGGCGTCGTGCTGGCCAGCGGAGCTCCGGACCAGCCGGCGACCACCGGACCCGGATAGGTACCGGACAGATCACCTGATGCCGATCCGTTGGGCGCCCTGGAATTGCTTAGCCGCGCATCATTTCCGGCGACCGGCGTGTCCGCACCGGTTCCATAGGTGACGAATTCCCATGCGCCCGAGCCGTTGAGCTTCGGAAAGCTGTTGGCGACGATTCCCGGGAGCGAAAGGCCGAGGATGCCTCCTACGGTGGGATTCGGATATGAGCCCGCCAGATCGCCTCCGGCGGCTCCCGAGGGCGTACGGGCATCGGTGAACCGGGAGTCGTTGCCAGCGGCCGGCTGGTCGGCTCCGGTTCCGTAGCTGACGAATTCCCATGCGCCCGAGCCGTTGAGCTTGAGGAAAGCGCCGGTCACGACACCGGGAAGGGCAAGACCCTTCAGACCCTGCACGGTCGGATTCGGATAGGTGCTGCCCAGGTCTCCGCCGGCCGCGCCGCTCGGCGCGCTGCTGGTCGTCAGGGCGACCCAGGCGGAGCCGTTGCAGCGGTAGAGCGTCTGCGTGTCGGTCGCCCAGTAGACCTGCCCGCTGATCGGCGTCCCGGCGGCCGGGATGGCCGAATAGGCGCCGGAAGTCAGCGGGCAGTAGATCGTCTGTCCGGCCTGGACGGGCATCCAGCCTCCGGTGCCGTTCGGCACCAGTGGATGGGCGTCGGCGCCGATCAGCGCGGCGCTGATGAGTGTCAGTATTAATATACGCATGCCATTCCTCACATGGGTCCGTTCGGGTAGCCGAATTCTAGAATCGCTTCAGTGGTCGAGATAGCGACGCCCAGCCGGGTCGCGTATTTGCCCGATCCGGCGGCCGGCGGGGCGTTGGAAATCCCCCCAGCGGTGCCGAGCCATAGCGGACCGACTGTCAGTCCGACGAAGCCACGGCAATAGCCGTTGAACTGCACGGTACCCAGCTGGCCGACTGCGATTCCGGCCAGACAGACCGCTACGGCCTGGGCGAGCCCGAGGGTCGAATCGTCGGCCACTACCAGCTGGCCCGGCACACCGTTGGACGCCAGGATGGCGAAGGCTGGGAAGTTGACGATATCGGAATTCTTCATGGCCCGAATGCCGATGCCGGCCAGGTCAGAGAGTAGGACCTTGGACGATACCCCGTTGTCATCTATGACATACAGGACCTCCGTCCCGGTGAAGGGCGGCACGATCTGCGGCAGCAGACTGACGGGAGAATCCTGGCCGATCAGCGGTGCGGTCATTATTTGCTCCCAAAGGTCCAGTAGATGGTCAGGGGGGCGACGCCCTGATTGGTCAGGGCCGTAGTCGTGGATGTAAGGCGGGTCAGTCCGAAGTCAGCCGTTGAGCCAAAGCTGCCCACCGTGGCCTTCTGGTATCCGGCCGCTGGCGTGATGGCAAGCGCCACGCTGCTGAGCGTTGGGGTCACGGTACTGGATGACGACTCCAGTCCGTAGGCGAAATCCAGCGACGTTCCGGCGCCGGGCAGGCTGCTGATCGGCAGGCTGGTCAGCTGTGTCTGCAGCGTCGACATCGCATTGCCATAGGTGGTCAGATTGGCGCTGCTGAGCGTATGGGACACCCATGCGCTGCCCGACCAGGCATACCATGTCGTGCCGGCGTCGGTCGAAATCATTCCGACCAGGGTCTGCGAATTCGCCGCGCTGGTGATCGTCGCCGAGAGGGTTGCGCCCGCATAGGCGGTCAGACTAGGAAAGGCGCTGGCGCTGGTGGAATTGTTGATCGTGGTTGCGTAGTAGAGCGTTCCGGTCGGATAGCTGGTGCCACTGGCTATTGTCACGGTCAAGAGGTTTAACGCGATGCCGCTTCCGCTGACGACTCCAGAGACATTCAGCCTGTAATAGCGATACGAGGCGGCTCCGCTGATGGTGTAATTCGTGCCGGTCGTAGTCGAACTGGCATTTAGCGCAGATCCCTGCCCGGATCTGCTGTCGAGCGTCGTCCAGGTTGAGTCGTCATTAGATCCTTGGAAGGACCAGTTGTTGGGGGTGCTGTTTGTCTGCTGATAGGCGCCGACATTATATGATGTAGCTATGCCCGCGTACCCAGTTCCGACATCCAATGACAGCCAGTAATTCGTTGAGGTGCTGCCCTCCCATTGGCCTGCCGCATAGTTGTTCTGGTTAATGAAGGCATGCCATGGGGCGACACCATTACTAGATGGCGTGGCCGCCATGTCGGCTGCTACGTATGGCGATGGGGCGGTATTGGAGGTCAGCGGAACCTTCGGAAATGTGCCGCCGCTTGTGCCTGTGCCATAAAGACTCAGCACCCCGCTGGCGATCTGCGTCCCGCTGCTGGAATTCTGCTGTGTCCAGGTGCTGCCTGGTGTCAGGGTGTAGTTGTGAACGCTCGGGCTACTGATGTATTTGGCAACGGTGGTGAACCACTGTTCGCTGGTGACTGCCGAATGCGTCAGCAGCACCGTATCGCCCGGGGTTCCGAGGGAATTCAGCGTCACCGGCGTGCCGGTGGGCTGGGCAAAATTCAGACCAGTTCCGCTGCTTCCTGCGGCCCAGATGGGCAGCGCGGCAGCGCCCTGACTGGTCAGGACCTGACCGCTGGTACCCAGGCCGCTGACCTGTTGGAGCGCGCCCGTTGAGGTCGTGCCGCCGGTCAGCACCCCATAGGCGGTCAGCGTAGCGACGCCCGTTCCGCCATTGGCCACCGGCAGCGTACCGGATACGTCGGTGCTGAGCGCAACGGCCCCGTAGGACGGCGAGCCGCTGGCGTTGCCATGCAGGACCGTGGTCGTCGTGCCGGCGCTGCCCTGCACGACCGCCGTCCCGTTGCTGACCATGATCGTATTGCCGCTCAGGGCCGTGGTCGAATTCGTTCCGCCGTTGGCGATCGGCAGAGCCGTGCCGGATAGGCTGATGGCAAGCGTGCCGCTGCTGGTCACCGGCGAGCCGCTGACACTGAGGAAGGCCGGCACGCTGGCCGCGACGCTGGTCACATAGCTGAGCGCCGGGATGTCGGCGGCGACCAGCGCGCGGAATGCACTCGCAGCCGCGCTGCCGGTCGACGGACCGGCCAGCACGGTATTTGCCGTCTGGGCCGTAGCGGTCAGCGCCAGCGTGCCGGATGTCGTCACCGGGGAGCCGCCGACCGTCAGCCAGCTGGGCGCCGATGCCGCGACGGAGGTCACGGAGCCGTTGCCCGTCCCGGCGCCGATATTCGTGCGGGCCGTGCTCGCGCTGGTGACGTCGCTAAGATTATTCGACGCAACCAGATAGGTGGCCGGCAGGTCGGCGGCGACGAGGGTCCGGAAGGTGGGCGCAGCCGCGCTGCCGGTCGTCGGGCTGGCCCAGACCTGATTGGCCGTCTGGGTCGCCAGCGTGCCGGTCAGCGTGCCGCTACTGGTCACCGGGCTGCCGCTGACACTGAAGATCGCCGGCAGGGCCAGACCGACGCTCGTCACCCCGCTGGCCGCCGCATTCTGCCAGCTGGGCAGCGCCGAGGCGCCATTACTCATCAGCACCTGGCCGGAGGTTCCGAGTCCGGCGAGCGATTGGAGGGCCCCGGTCGATGTCGTTCCACCGGCCAGCAGCGCATAGGCGGTCGCCGAGGTCTCCCCCGTGCCACCATTCGCCACCGGCAGCGCGGTTCCGCTGAGACTGATCGCCAGCGTGCCGGATCCGGTCACCGGACTGCCGGCGATGCTCAGAAACGAGGGCACGGAGGCGCCGACGCTCGTCACCGTACCGTTGCCCGTGCCGGCTCCGAGGTTCGACCGAGCCGTTGCCGCGTTGGCCACGTCGCTGAGGTTGTTGGCGACCTGCAGGAAGGTGCCGGTGGCCTGCGTGGCTGCCGTCCCGAGTCCCAGATTAGTCCGCGCCGCCGACGCGCTGGCCAGGTCGCTCAGGTTGTTGGCCTTCTGCGCGCTGCTTGCCAGCACGGCCGCCGCCGCCCCGGTGGCGTCATAGGGCAGCGCCGGGATGTCGCTAGAGGTCAGGGCGCGGAAAGTCGGCTGCGCCGCCCCGCCGCTGATCGGGCCAGCCCAGACGGCACCGGGGCTTTGGGTCGTCAGCGCGGCCGACAGCGTGCCGCTACTGGTCACCGGGCTGCCGGTCACGGAGAAGATGCCGGGCAGCGCCAGACCGACGCTCGAGACAGTGCCCGACCCTCCGCTGGCGACCGGGACCCAGGCCGATCCGGTGCTCCGGTAGATCAGATTAGTATCCGTCGCCCAGTAGAGCATGGCGACGTTGCTCGCCGCCGGACTGGGCAGCGCGGAAAACAGCCCGCTGGTCAACGGTACGTTGAGCGTGTCGCCCTGGCTGATCTGCTGCGGTTGCCCCTGCGGGCCCAGGACCAGCGGATATTGATCGGCACCGATCAGCGCCAAGCCGAGGCACATCAGGACTGCGATTCTGATCATGGGTCGCCTCACCGGTAGAGCGATGGAAAGCCGGGCTGAAAGATGATTTCCGTGGCGCTGATGGCTCGACCCAGCGGGACGTTGTACTGGCCGGCCACGTTGGGCGGATTGGCCGAGCAGATGATCGTGCCCGCGGCACCGAGCCAGATCGGGCCTGCGGTCAGTCCGACGAAGCCGCTCACGTATCCGACCGTAGCGATTCCGGCCGTCTGATCTACGGCCTGCATGGTCAGCGCGATGCCCTGCGCGAACGCTTCCGCCCAGGTGCCGTCAGGGATGCAGACCAGCGCCGCTCCGGCCGCCTGCAGGCTGACCACCATACCGGGCGTGAAGGCCTCGGCGTCGACATTTTCCACCTGGATCTGACCCAGGCTGGCCAGCAGCTCGCCCACCGTGATGGCGAAGCTGGCCGTCCCGGTATCGATCTCCAGCAGCGCGCCGCTGGGCAGCCCGCTGACCAGTTGATTCATGTCCGAAATTTTCTCGTAGATCATGCCGACCCCCAGACGATCCGAGCCGAACCGTCCCATGTTGTGCGCTGATATCCGCGCCTGGTGCATCGACTGATCGGCAGGACCTCGGTCCCAAGATTCTGCGGCGCCTCTAGGAGCAGTGCGCCGCCGCTCTCCAGCAGCAGGCAGCCGGGGCGGTCCTCCAGCATGATCCGGCCCGGCACAACGCCCAGGCTGCTGGCGTCCATCGTGTTCTCACAGCTGATCTGGGCCTCCAGCTGGTGACCGATCACGCCCGGCTTGAATTCGCCAATCTGCTCCGCCCCCCATTTCTGCCGGATATTGTTCCGGATGACGGCCAGCAGGGTCGAGCAGATGAGCCGCGCCTGCCGCTCGGCCAGCTGACTGTCCACCTGGCCGACATGGACGCGGATCTTCCATCGGGATGTGACGAATCCGGCAGAAAAGCTAGTTCGGTGCGGCTCTTCTCCGACCTGCCAGATCTCAACCATGGGCAGCCGGCCGCGGTGCAGCCCGAACAGGTAACCCTGCTTGTTTGCGCCGATGACCCGCGGGCTGGCGACCGAGCCCCAGACGGCAACAGAAACCCCCGCCGCATTGGCTACGGTGGGGGATTGGGCTAGCGCGATCATTTCGGCCAGCCCCGTGCTGTGTACCGTTTCGGTCACGGGATTGGCCTCGGGGTGGGGAACCGGTTAGGCAGCGGGCGGCACAGGGGCTGCGGCAGCCTTTGCCTTCTTGGCCTTATCGGCCCGCCAGGCGGCCAGCAGGTCGGCGTTCATCAGCTTGGTATCCGCCGCATCCTGGTCGGCCTGGGCCTTCGCCGCAGCGTCCAGGACGGGCTTCCGCGACACCGCACGGGCCGCCGCCGTATCGATCGCGGTCTGCTCGGTCACCGAAATGGCGTCGAAGCCGAGCGCCTTGTATTCGGTCAGCGTCTCGGCGTCGTAGCTGACGATCGCCGATTCGGTGCCCTTCCGCACCGTGATGGTCTGCGGCCTGCCGTTGAGCAGATTAGCGCGATCAAGCGCCTGATTCTTGGTCGGGAATGGCGCGGGGTTGATCGCGGCGCACACGCTGAGCGCGAAGCAGACGAGGATGATGGTCAGCATGGGGCGGTTCTCCTGACGCCAAGGCCCTGGCGCGCACGGGGCGGCCAGGGCTGGCGGGACTGATGGCCGGACGGCTTACTTGCCGATCCAGACCTTGGACAGCTCGGGGCGGGTCACCGTGCCGCCGTAGACATACTGCAGTTCGAACTGGTTCTTGAGGTAGCCCTCATAGTAGGCCAGCCGCATTGCCAGTCCGGTCTTCGGGTCCATGAAGATCGCCGATTCCTTGGCCATATCGCCACCGGGCGGCATGGCGGTCGGCCGAACGGCGAGCTTCATCGCCTGGCTATGGAAGCAGGGCAGGCGCCGACCGGCGGCCACAACCGTGACGGCTGCGTTGATGGCATTGATCTGGGCCACATAGCCCACATTCGTGCCCGGCCGGTTGCCGACGCTGAGGGTCAGGACGCCCGGAGCGGCGAAGCCGCCGGGGGTGAGGCCCGCAACGTAGTTGGTCGCATCGCCAGCGATCTGCACGATATCGCCCGGCAGGATGGTTCCGGTGCCGGTCTTGAGGGTCAGCGTCGCATCGCCGACCGCAGTCGCGACGCTGAGCAGATAGTTCTCCGCGGTGCCGACTGTCACGGGGGCGAGCAGCTGATCGAAGTTGACGCCAATGCCCTGCAGCATGCCGATCATGCCCTGGCGGAGCATCTCGTCGTTGCCCGATTTCTGGACTTCAATCAGCAGCGGATTCTGGCTCAGCTGGCCATAGGCCGTGGTGCTCAGGATGCCGAACCGATCGGACAGCGGGGCCAGCGAATCATTGAGGTATTGCACCATCTGCTCCCAGTTGGGCAGCAGGCCCTGGATGGCAGTCGGCGCGGCGAACGGATCGGACCCGGCCGTACCGATGGCCGACGTAGCGCCAGCGGCCAGCAGGGCGTAGCCGAATACCGCGATTTCATTTCGCGCCACCCGCATCGCCTCCTTGAGCGAATTCGGCACGAAGCCGGGCGTCGGGGTCGGCGACTCGAGGGCCATGTAATCGTCACCGCTCAGGAAGAACTTCACGGCCCGCTGCTTCGTGAATGTGACGTTGACATTAGTCAGCGTCTCGGTCTGGCCTTCGATCGGGATGACGCCCGGCACGATGTCGACCGCAGTCAGGATGGGCGTGATCGGGGTCAGGATATTCTGACCCAGCGCGGCCGGAACGGTGCTGAATTCCGTGTCGGCAAGGCCATTCAAGACAGCCGCGTTTTCCTCAAGGATGGGCATAAAGCCCTCATTGATCGCGCGAGTGATCGCGTTGACGTTATTGATGGCCATCTGATGAGCTCCTGGGCACGGTTATGTGCCAAAGGACGGGCGGGGCCCGCGTGGAAGAGAAGGTCAGTCGGTGATCTGCAGGGTCTTGTTCTTTGCGGCCTTGGCGTACTCCGACCTTCCCCATGTGCCCAGTTCCATCATCCGCTGCTGCTGCGCATGGGTGATTGTATGGGTGAAGTCCTTTTCGCCATGTCGCAGGGCAACGTCACCGTCGCCCGCTGGGGCCTTGGACTTCTGCAGATGGGATCGGGTCTTGGCGAAGTCCGCTAGGACCGCATCCGCGGTCAAGGGTCTTCCCGTCTTGGGGTCGTTCAGCAGCTGTCCAGCCGCATCGACAACCTCAATCTCGTCCGTATCGGCGTTGAGCCGGAACTTCCGAGCGTTGAGCGCGATCGTGTCCTCCAATGTGTCGTTGTCAACCTTCGGGTATAGCTGCGTGATCTTGGCGCGCAGATGCTCGGCTATGACGCGGGCTTCGCGGCGCTTCAGCTTGGCCACGCTTTCTTCGTTGGCGATCTCCCTCACCTTCTTGATGTCGCCTTCCTTGTTGGCCTTCTCGATCGCTACCAGCCGATCCGCTTCGGCCTTCGCCTCTTCGGCCGCCTTTTTCTCGCGCCGCGCCGCGCCGGCCTCGGTGGCCAGCGCCTCGCGCTCCTGCTTGTCTTTTGCGCGGTTGGTCCGGTAGTCCTCCAGCTTTTCCTTCGGGACCAGGATCTTGACCGCGCCGGGGCCTTCGATCTCTTCGTAACCTTCCGGGATTGGCATCGTCGTTTCTCCTGACCGCATCCGCGGTCAAATCGCGCGGCATCCGCCGTGCTATTTTTTCGTCTTGTCGCCCGGAGTGGGCGGCTCTTTGGGTTTTGGCGGCAGCGCCCCGCCGATCCGCTCCTGCGACGGAAAGGCGGACAGGCCACCTTCGACCATATCCTTCCGCGCCTCCATCTGATCGTCGAGCTCCTGCTGCCGATCGGGCGCCAGGCTGAGATTCCGATGGACGAAGCGGGCCACTAGCTCTTCGCGCAGCACGCTGGGCAGACCCTGGGTGGCCAGCGCCTGGATCAGGCCTGCCAGCTCTTCCGCATAGTTCGGGATATCGAATTCGTCAGGATAATGGGTCGGCTTGGGTATCTTGAATCCCCAGCCGCCCTCCATCAGAATCCAGATCTTGTTTTCTGCCCGGCCGCATGCATCCGCCAAGCTCTTCAGCTGCGCGGCCAGATTCTGGAACTTGAACGCCAGCGCGACACCGGACTGCACATCGCCCTTCTGCTTGGTCGCGTCCTCGGCTTCCAGACCGGCGGCCAGGTAGACGTTCATCTTGATTTCAGTCAGCTGCAGCCGCAGCTGCTCGGCCGCTTCCGGTACCGCACTGGTGGCGTTGAATTTGGCCGCCGGATTGGTGAACCACATGACGCGGTTCGATCCGATCTTGACCTCATCGTTGTCGCTGCCGCCCGTACCGGTCTTGCTCGGCGGCCTGGCGCCGCTGACCCAGTATTGGGTAAAGACGCAATTCCACAGCTCTTCGCGCAGCCACGACTGGACGTTGAGGTAGTCCTGCTGCTGCTCGGCGACCGGCGCGGCCTGCGACTGCGGCGGCAGATCGGCGCACAGATCATCCGGCATGGGGATCAGCGGAACGAGCGGAAGCCCCGGGTAGCCGTGCTTCATGACCGGACCGGCCGATGTGACCGTATAGGACGACTTTCCGCGCTCCCGATCGGCGATCGGTGCGCGTTTGACCTTGAAATCCTGGCGGGTCGTCTCGGTGATGTACCGAGCCGTTGGCTTGCCGTCGATCTCGAGCAGCAGCAGGGCCTCGATCATCTGACCGCCGCGGATCGTCCAGTTGACCACCTGATCGGAGCCGACGATCAGCAGCCTGGGCCGCGCGCCCGCGCTCTGCGCCTCCGCCTTCGTGCTGATCTGCATCCCATCGGGAATGGGGTTTACGGGCATGCAGTAGCAGACCTGTTCGACCTGCCCCTTCTGGAGCCATTGGCGCATGAAATCGTCAAGCGACAGCCCATAGCCGTCCGCATTGTCGATCAGATCCAGATACTCCGGCGGACCCTCTTTGTCCCGCTCCGGTTTCTTGCGGAAGACGAAATCGTTAAACATGCGGGTGATCGGGCCGGTAAAGTTCGGGCACTTGGCCGATTTCTTGCGCACCGCATAGGTGTCCGGATCTTCGCGCGGATGCTGCCATAGCAGCGACTCGCCCCGTCCGTCCTGCTGCAACGGGTATTCGTCGCCTCCGTTGTAACTGACCCGCCAAAATGCGCGCTTCATCTGCCAGCCGGCATAATTCGCGTTCAGTGGTAGCAGCTTGTCGACAACCGGGCGGACCCGCGCCTCTGTGACCTGATCGCCGACCGGTACGATTGCCATGCGGGGAGCATCCGGATTCCGCCCAGAATGGCAAGCCTGCCTAGTAGCGGGAGAATTTCATGCCGCCCTCTATGGGCAGCATGTCCCAGACCAGATAGCCCAGCGCATCCAGGATATGGCCCCATTTCTTGTCTTTCCCTGGGTCATAGCTGCCGTCCGGCTTCCGCTTCACCCGCTGCAGTTCGAAGATCAGCCGGGTACAGCGGGGATCGACATAGATTCGTATCCGCCTGGTGGCATCCAGAAGGTTGCGCTCCACCAGATTGATGCGACTGATGATCGGCGGATTTGCCCCGTAGGCGTCTCCGTCGTGCTTCCATCCGTAGGATTCGGCGGTCTGGATCAGCATATTGATTTCACTATTGCCGGTCGTGCTCCGCGCCTTGGCCGACTTGTCCGGGTGCAGGCCCACCCGCCGGCCGCGCCCACACCATAGCTTGTCGTTGGCCATCTGGACGGCTCGGTCCACCTGGGCGTTGTCTTCCAGGATCAGCTCATCGAAGATCAGCAGATTGCCCGCCTGATCCATCTGGGCAGCCACCCAGCACATCGGGCTCACGTTGAAGTCCGCGCCGATATGGACCGGTCGCTGTAGGTCCATTTCGATTGGCCGACAGTGCGTCTCCATGGTGAAATTCGGGTGAGCCCGGCCGGCCGCATAGTCGACCGCGTAGCCCTCGAGGTATTGGCGCTTCAGCGCCTCCGGGATCTGCGCCTTATAGCCCTCGATCACCGCAGCCGGCAGGGCGGTATTCTTCACCGTGGCCAGCACGTAGGCCCGATGGTTCGGTTTCGGCTTGTCGTAAAAGTCCCGCTGCAGCCAGGTATCCAGACCCTCGGGCGTCGTGGTGTTGAGGAAATGATGCGTGCGTGCCTTCGGATGCCGGAGCCGTCCGACGATCTGCGTCGGCGCATCGCGGATCGGGTTGTCTGATGATACGAAGCGGGCCGACTCATCGGCCCAGCCGTGCCCGACCTCGACGCCAGTGATGCGTTCCGGCGCGTCGCCGCTGAAAAGGTAGATGACCTGGCCAAAGATCGTCATATGCGGAAACTGCTCGGCCCCATGTCCATGCGGCCAGTAGTGGCAACCAAGGCCCAGTTCCATGCAGGCTCGGATCAGATAGGGCGCCATAACCCTGGCCAGGTCGCCCCAGGTGGGCGCCAGCATCATGCCGGCGCAGCCGTTGTACCGGTGTAGGGCGATGAACTTCCGACTACCCACCCAGCTCTTGCCGGATCCGAATCCGCCACTGGCCAGCGTATGGCCTGTCCGGCAATCGCACAGGAAAGCCTGCTGTTCGGGCTGATTGCCCCGCACCAGGATGCCGGGCCGCGCGTCATCGATGACTACAGCCCGCTCCGGGACGCTGACCGGCTCGACGGTCTGGAATTCCGCCGGTATGGCGTCCTGGATCGCCGCGCTGCCCAGCTGGCCGAATAGATCCAGCAGCCGCGGCTCATCAGCCATCATGGCTTCCGGCTCGTCACATCCGCGAGCGTTCCGGTACCGACCCGGACCACATCGGCACGGGCCAGCGGCTGCTCGCCGATCTCGCAGGCCTGGGTGAATTCCTGGCCTTTGAAGTAGGACAGGCTACGGCCCGGCGCGAAGCTGGCCCGATGCGATGCGCTGAAATAGAAGGTAAGTTGCCTGGGCGCCAGGGCCGGCCGGGCGGCCTGGCTGGCGACCTGCGGAGCCGCTGGGGTGGTCGCTGCTGGGGTGGTCTGATCGGTCATCGGAGCCTCCGGGTTAGGCGAATTTTATGCCATCAAAATAGATCGGCACTGGCTCTTTCTTATCCGCAGTGGAATCATTGTATAGACCGAGGATCTTGGCGAGCTCGCGGGCGGCCGAGACCTTATCGGCCAGCTTGACCTTGATGCCCTCGCGGCCCTCTGATACGGACTGGATGGCGCACCGTTCCACGGCCGGCAGATCGGCCGATTCGGTCAGCTCGACGGTCGTCTGCCCCTTGCCGTCGCAATAGTAACATTCCGGATCCGGATTGAGCGGCTGGCTCTCCGGTTCGCCATCCCAGCCGCGCCAGCAGTCCCGACACTTCAGATGGACGACCTGCGCGACCTTGGTCGCATCGGCCAGTAGGCAGTTCGATAGGATGCGGATCACGTCATGCGCGCCGGCCATCGCCTGGGCGTCCAGCAGGGTCCGGCGCCGCGCCAGCTCGGCCTGCACGGTCTTGGAGCTCAGGAAATGACGGGCCTGGCGGTTGGCCTCATATCCGGCCAGCCCCATCTGCCGGCAGGCCCGAGAGCCGTTGCCGTGCTGCAGATAGTACCGCATAAATGTCTGATGCCGCTCGGTCAGCCGTCCGGCTGGCCTGGTCTTGGGTCTTCGCATCCGCGCCGACCTCCGGGACGTAGCCTAGCCGGACGGTGCCCGATGGTCAACCTGGCGGCCCGTATTCAATCAACGGGCTGACGCTCAGCCGCATTGGTGGCTGTGTCCCTCCGGCATGGATGCTGCACCAGATCTCCCCCGTCAGGGCCAGCCGATCGATCTCTGCCCTTAAATCGCCATGATCCTCCGCCGCCGTATTCATGTTGGCCGAAAGGCATTTTACATCATGTTGTAAAACAGAGATTAATCGCAGTTGAAAGGCCACCGTTTGCCTCCGATCCTTGATGGTATCGCGCCTGCACGGTGATTTAGTGGCCATCTGGTTTCCTCTTATTCTGGGCAATCCTGCCCCATTGGTTGTTGACCTTGACAGCCAGCCGGGCGGCGCGTCGCGCCATGCCCTTGGCCTTCGGAAATTGCGCCTGGACGTAGGCAGAAAAGCGCACCGGCTCGGCCCTGGCCCGCTGCTTGGCGCTGAGGTCTAGGGGCTTGGGCGGAGGGGGCGGCAGCGGCTTGCCATCCGCATCGCACAATATCGGCCTTTCTATTCTTATTTGCATCGTGCCCTCAAGAGAAATTTGCGGCGCTGCCGGGGTGATAGCCGCAGATATGGCATGGTGTGATCCCCGCCGTCGCCGCTGGCCCAGGTGGGGCGGGGGCGCGGTATGCCGGCTCATAGGTGGCGGCGAATATATCCGGCTTGCACGGGTAGTGCTCGCCCTTGACGCCAGTGATGATCCAGTCGCCCGGCGTCACCATATGGCCGCCTTCCAGGGTCTTCACCCATCCGAAGTCGCACTCCAGGTCTGATAGCGGCACGCGCTCAACGGCAGCATGGTCGCCATGCTTGAACCATTGCGTGGCCGTAATGACCACCGGGCGCTTGCGGTATTGAGTCGCCCCCTTCCCGTCATCGGGTTGGGGCGGCGGGGAGGGGAGGGCGGGGGGGGTCATGGCTAAAACGGCGGATTATC